ATTAATCTTTTTTGTCAACCCTACATTGTCACCATTATCGGCCCATTTTTCAAGTTTATTTGTTTTCCAGAACCAACATGCAGATTCGATAGCACCTTTAGGTGTTGCTACATATTCTGCTGCTTCTTCTGCTGACATTCCGACTGTTTTGCCAAACGCTGTGTAATTGTTGCGGCCAGTAAGCTGCTTGATTCCGCGGCCCCTGAAGAGCCACCCATCGCCGTCATGAACATTACCCATTGCTCCTCGCTTACTTCTGAATTCATCTTGGTAAACATAGTTCGCAATCTTCTCTGGATTCCTTGCATAATCTTTAGCATCTCTTTTCCCCGCGCCAAAGTAACGACCAAACACTGAGTTCAATGCCTTTTCGCTATAATTAAGGTTTTCTTCCAACCGAGTAAAGTCAAGTGATTCATGAGCACACTGTGCCATAAAACCAGCAATACGGTTTGGTGTATTAATTTCATAAGCTTCAAATAGTTCAGTTGCAGCTTCGTACCATGATTCAGGATCTTTATTTTTAGGAATCATAGCACTGAATTGTTCTAAAGTAATCATTTACGATCTCCCATTATATCTCTCAGTCTTTTCTTTTTAGATGATTTATTTTGTGATGTCCAGCGCTTTTGCGCTTCCTTAGAAAATGCAGATCCGTCCATACCTGCAATATTACCAGAGCTTACATTGTTTGCAGGCTCTTCTTGTAATCTATCCATAATCCATGCCTTAGCATTGGCTTTACCGTATTCAGTTGTTTCCCATTCCCAGCTGCTTCTGCGCTTGTCCCACACCATAACTTTCCACTCGCCTCTATGGCGCTCGTTATGATCTAATGATTTTTCAATTTGATATTTCTTACCATTGACGGTAGCTTGAATCTCGCCGTTAGGGCCTGCACGTTTCCAGCGAGGTGCTGCAGCTTCTTCAAGACTTTCTTTCTTCAAACCTTTTCTAAGTCTTTCAAGATCTTTCTTTAGCTTATCTTTATCAGTGCCGTATGCTTTTTTGTTCAGACCGGTTTTTGAAAGATCTTTAAGTGACATCGACAATTCATCCATAGCAGCTAGCTTTGCAGCCACCGCCATCTTACGACGTTTTTCTTTTGATTTGCCTTTGAATTGAGGAGCATCTGAGTCATAGAAATCTTTAATCCATGTACCCATATCATCAGACTTTTTAAGCTTTTCTATCAATAAATCCTTGACATTGCTTTCTTCTGTGATATAATTGACATATCGGTCATTAAATAATAGTAATGATTCTTCTAGATCTTCTTCAGTAAGATCTTCTGTAAGCATAGACTCATCAGTAAATGCTTTGTATTCTTTAATTAGAAACAGCGCTGCAGCGTATGAGGCAAGACGAGATTGTCCGCCTGGAACTTTACCGAGAATCTTCTTAAGATTTGCAATCATAATATCAAAGATCCCCCAAGCTTTACGCTGGCGGCTATTAGTAAAGTCTTTCTTTTTAATTAGAACTTTACCTTTATCGTCAATAATACCTTCCTTATACGCGTCCCACTTGTCAAATGGAGTGGCGAGACGTCGTATGAATTGGTATACTAAAAATAAGTCAACGACCATAGGTCAGATTCCTTCGAGTTTATCCTTGATTATTTGATCGCTCTTAATATTATCTTTATGAATACGAATATCGTCGTAGATAATTTCACGAGGCATGAAGTTTAAATACTCAACGAATGGTTTTAAGTATTCATGATACTCGTGAAGCTTCATAAACAACATATTAGTAGCTTCATGTCCAAACACATTATAAATGATTATTAAGTGGTTTAGAATCAACCTTTCTTTTAAATCATTATCTTGTCTATACCTTCCAAATAGTTTGCGCAAATATTGAAATCTTTTCAGATCTTCCTCAAACTCTATAATATCAGAGCAGTGAGGATTGTCATAATATTTGGAAGCAAATAACAGAAAGGTTGATTCTGTCAATTTCATTCTATATCAACCAAGTATTAGCTGTCAGCCACGATAGTATCTTCAACCGCTGTATTACCTGTTACACCAGCGTCGCCTGCGTCAGTTGCAGAAACTTTCATTGTTACCAATGGTTCTACAATGTGACGTGTACGGCCGTCAGCTGTTGTGTAAGTATTATACAGGTTCCAACCAGGTGTTTTAATACCTTTTGCACGGTTAGCTGCTACGCCTGCCTCTGTCAAGTCTACAAAGATTGCGTTGTCTTTGTCGTGTGACTTGTTTGTGTTATTCGCATCGTCTTCCAAATACTTTGGTGCGTCCGCTGCGCTGTCAGTTTTACCCCAAGATGCCATTTTTGTTCTCCTTATAAGCTCTTATGGTTTATTTATTATTTTTGTCGTGCTTTTTGCTTAGCAACTTGTAATCTCTTTTGAGCTGCTCTAATGCGTTCACGATCTTTATTTTTCTTTTCCATAGCAGCAGCTCTTTTTTCAGCTCTATCTGCTCTGCCTGCGCTAGATAATCTAAAATTACCTTGCTTATTCACAGCTGCTCTATAAGCACCTTTTGCTGCCATCTTAACAGCGCCACCTACAACTTTACCGATGATTTCGTCAAGTTGTTCTTCGTTCATATCAGCCAAATCGTCGGCAGAAATGTTTTCTTCTAAGCAATAAGCCTTAATAGCTTCTGCAATTTCTTCTTCTTTAAGCTTAGGACGCATGTTTACGTACAGCTTATTAGATACAGATTTATGATCCATACTTGGACGTTTTTTGCCAGCGTTTTCACGCTCTTTATCTTTTTTGATTTCAGCTGCTGTAGGAGGTCTGTAAGCTTCTGACATTTTAGCAAAGCCGCGCTCGATTTCTTTAGCAGAAAATCTTTGACTTTTCAAAAACTTGGTAATAACATCTCTATCACCAGTTAAAATAACTTCAGTTGCACCACCATGTCTAACTACTTTAGTTTTTAAGCCTTTTTTCAAAGCAGTGTTAACATATCTTTTTAAAGGTCCTGGTTCAGAAGTAACATCAGCAGAAAAAGAAGCTTCATTTAGTTCAACTTCTTCAGGAAGCTTTACTTTTTTAGTGATACCACCCCATGCTTTGTCTCGCTTAATTCTATTCTTGAGGGCTTCAACATCCTGCTTATTCATTTTTCCAGATTTAGTAATTCTGGCGCCACCTTTTCTCCAAGACAACTTATCATTTCCACTCGAACGGTTGGGTCTACCCCAGTGCATAATTTCGATACCATCTTCAACTTGTTTTGCCACTTTTGCACCAAACTCTTTTTCGATAGCCTTTAGATACTTACCTGGCGTTTCTTCTCCATAATACTCAGGGGAAGTAGTCATGTGAACCATAAGAATAAGATCATCTAATCTATCTCTCTGTTGTGGAGATAGTTTTGCTTCATCAAGTTCAACTTCTTCACGGATTTTAACTTTAAACATTTTTTCAACTGTTTGTTTACCCATAGTCTTAGCAAGATTAGTGATTAACCATTCACGTGGTTCTGTATCAAGATCGTCTACAAACTTAATGAAGTTTGAACCCGCGTTACCAGATGATAGCATCTTTGCTGCTTTCATAAAGTCTGCTTTATCAATGCCACCGCTTTTCTTTGCATATGCTTCGATACTTGCAGCTGCCTTTTTCATTTGAGGCGTTGCGGCTTCATCAAGTTCAACTTCTTCCATAGTTGACTTAGGCTTCTGGCTCATGGCTTGTTGAGTACGATTTCTTACTTTGTCTAGCTTTTTCTCAAGATGCTTATTATCAGCACCTGTAAGTATGGCCTCTTGTTTGATTTCCTCAACGTAATGTTTAAATCTTTTCATGGATTTACCCTTTGTTATTTTTAGATATTTATTTAGTTATCGACTTTAGCGCCAGCACGCCATTGATAGCAGGACCAGTACTTAGCTTTCCATTTAGGACCGGGATTGTCACATCCGTGTCTTGCTCTAAAACTTTTACGTCTAGCTGGGTCGTCCCGTTTGATTTCTAAGTTAGGATCACCAAAACGGACAACAACAATGTTCCCTTTATCGTTTTTAACATATACCTTAAATTTCTTATTAGGGTTTTCAGAAGTACGAATAGGATCGTTGAGCTTGACTGTTTTACCATCAAATTCAGCTTCTGTGATTTCTAAATCTTCGTATAAATCGCATTCTTCGCAAATAGCGTCGATACGATTTTCTGTGTATTTTTTAAACTTATCCACCGAACTCGTGCCCCGCTACTCGTTTCATTTGTTTGTTAAACTCAGCCTGTGAAGGTTTTTCTTTATAAAGCTTAATTGAGATCTCAGGTCTATCTTTACCTTTAATTCTCCAATTATGACCTTTTTCTTTATGTTCAGGTTTAGTTGTTTTTACAACACGGCGCTTATAACCAGCTTCCCAAGATTCGGATCCTTCTTCAAGATCAGCTTCTTCATATGCTACACCTTTTTTAGTGTGTTTAAGTTCTGCAGCATTTTTTTTACGAGCTACCTTTGTTAAATCTTTTTTCTCGGCGCCGGTAATTTCGTCTGGTAAAACTTTTTTACGGTCGAGATCATCGACATCACCATCAACATCCCAATCAACCGCACGATCTTTAAAAGCATGCTTTAAAGATTTATTAGGATCTAAAGCATGTGGAATCTTTTTTTCTGAAATAAATTTTTTGAAACGTATCACTTCATTAGCCTTTTTATTGTTTTTAGTGCCTTTTTACCATCAGGATGGTTTGGATTAATACTTACCTCATCTCCATTTACGAAGTCAGATATATTAGCAGACTTCCCCAAAGCAGCAATTGCTTTATGTAACGGATCTTTGGCGTCGTATTTTCTTTCAAAATCGGGTTTACCTCTCAGCTCGACCCAGCTCTTTTCCTTCGTATCCCACATCTTAAGTACATCTTGATCTTTGCCTCGGATCAATTTAAGCTTGATACCTTCAGCAAGATACTGAGTAAATCTTAACAATTTGGTGTATCCTTTTTATATTTGTTCACCAATTTATCAGTACCTTGGTCGCCTGCGCCACCTTCTTCTGATACATCGGCTAGACCACCATCACGACGTGCCTTTGATTCAATCTCAGCATCGTCTTTCTTTCTCATATCTCTTTTAGAACGCTTTACGATCTTTTCTTTCTTTTCACGATCTTGCAACTCTTTATTAGCATTAGTTGCTAGAGTTTCTTCTTCAGACACATTTTCTCTCATTGAAGCTAAAGACTTTTGAGTTGAAGTCATAGTTCTTTTTGGAAGTTTACGGCCTGTTTTTACTGACCTTCCCATTGCCTTTGCATGTTCAGCATCTTTAGCACGTTGAATAGCAATAGAGTCACCAGACATTTTAGGAGCGCCTTTTCTACGTGGTGCTTCATCTAGTTCTACTTCTTCTTTCATGCGATTCATTTTGCTTAAAGCTCTTTCATGGCGAGCTTTCTTATTCATAGCTTTAATCATATCGTCATGTGTTCTTGCACGAGACATATCTGCATGAGCATCTTTCAATCCTTGAGAATGATGAGCATGTTCTGAATCAAAATCTTCTGTCTTAGCACCACGTAAAGCTTTAAATGTTTTCTTCATAGCATTACGATCAGCCATCTTCAAACCTTTTTCACGCTTAGACATTGTTTTTAGATCTGATGAATGATCGCCTTTGCGAAGAATGTTTGCTACCGCAGAATTAGTTGCACGATCCTTACTATATTTTGCTTTATTTCTATAACTATCCATTGCCTTTGGAGTATCTAGTACTTCATCAACTTGTTCTACTTCTTCTTTCTTAGAACCACGAACCTTAGCTGCTAAATCAGAGTCAGCCTTGCCCCATGTACCAGATGACTTAGTTACAAATGAGTTAACACGAGCATGTCCCCATTGTTCTGGAGTTGTACCAGGACGATGACCTGATTTCCAAGCTGCTACACCACGGTTGTAAACTTGACGAAGAACACCCATTGGCATTCCTGTCTTCTCAGCTTTTTTCTTCAATGACGCTGTAGGATCTTCATTAAGCTCAAGAGCAAAATCTTCTGTAGATTCAACTAGATTTACCAACTCTTCTGTAAGGTCTGGCTTTTGTCTATACATCTTAAAGCGTTTGTCGAACTTAACCTTACCATTCTTATCCATTAGCATATGAGGACGTTTAGTTACATATGATCCCCACATTTCATGCAATGGCTCTGAGCCATCACCTTCACACATGCATGGCTCGGCATGACATACACCGCATACCCACTCGTTTAGATCTTCACCATACATCTGACGATATTTCTTAGTATGCTTAGAAAGTTTTGTTTTGACTCTTTCACCATCTTTACCGATGTCGCCCGGTGCATCCTTATAGTTAGAATCTTTGTCTGCTCCGTCGCCTGGCTTTTCAGCGTACTTTTTAAAGTGTGCTGCTCTATCGTCTTTCTTATCCTTTGGAACACCTTTATAATAATCTTCCATGAATGTTTCAAAACGAGAGTTTAGATCTACATCCTCTTTTTTAACCATCGACTTACGACGATCTCTTTCTTTTTGCTTTACAGAAGGTAGAAGCTTACGAGCCATCATCTCAATTCTTTTCTTTGAGATCTTTGCAATGCGCTTTTCGATTACTTCTTTTTCGCCAGCTGATAACTCAGCGAATCTTCTATTCTTTGAGAATCTTTGCTTTAGATTCATAATAGCTTGTTTACGTGCTCTCTTCTTCAGAGTCTCCATAGTAGCAGTTCTATGCTTTGCTTTCTCTTGTCCACGCTTGATTTTATGTTTCATGCGTTTCATGAGCAATGCACGCTTACGGCGTTGTTGACGATTTAGGATTTCGTCTAGTTGTTCGCCTTCAAATGATTCGTTATCTTCTGACATATTCATACCTTTTCTAACGGCTTTTGCAATCTCTTCTGCGTCGCCTTTGAGTTTAGCTGGTAAATTTGATTGGAATTTTTTCATATCTGATGCTGCGTATTCACGCATCTTTGTACCTGAGATACCTGAGACGTCGTCTGCATCTGGATCTCTAGCGCCGGCTGAGACTACTTTAATCTCATCGAAATTATATTCTTTGCCGTTGTATTTGCTTAAGACAGACTCGAACTCTTTTACTCTATCTGATCCGGCAATCAATACAACTCTATTGAAGTTTCTTTCAAGTTGCTTCATAAGTTGAAAGATTGTTTTAGCATCTGATTTCTTTACAACAGGGCCGAATGCTTTCTGCGCAAATCTAATCTTGTCGCCATAAGCAAGAGGATTCTTCTTTTTATCAAATGAATGTGTTAGAAAGATATGAGGCATGCCTTTTTCTGAACGAGCAACTGAGATTACTTTCTGCACCAGTTTCTCGTGACCTGCAGTCATAGGATTCATACGACCCCATGCAAATACTGCAGTGCCTTTCTTTGCTTCATCTAGTCTTGGTTCTACGTCGATGTATTGGCCAGGATCAAATTCCTTAAAGCCTTTCACCTTTTTCTTTTTATCTTTTGCCTTGTCAGACATGAGTCTACCTTGTTTTCATGTAAAGCTTTTTTCTATTTATAATCATGAGGCATTACCGATGCCGCAAAGTTGGTCTTGAATGATTCTAACATTTGACCAGTGTTGTTATGAATTGCACTTCTACCCCAGATAGTAGAATCTCTTAGCCATCCCATAGCACAAATTGGATCAGTCATAGCAATAGGAACCTTTGTATAGTTTGCTCTTGTATGCATAAAGTGTCGATTATCAATTGCTTCTGTAATACCTTCCATCTCACAATCTTGTACGAGTTTCTGAGCAGTTCTCCAAGTAAGTGCATAGGCATGAGAACCAGGAGCAAACGCCATATCAACAATACGTTTGGGAGGACCAGCTACCTTCGCATTATATTTTTCATAGTCTGGATACTTATAACCCATATGGATAATCTTACCATCTGGAATATCCAATGTCAATGGATGAAGCATTATAGCATCATGTTCTAAGATTACAGCACATTCATGATTATCAGCAATCTTTTTCCACAAAGCAAGATGGCTCATAGTGCAACCGGCAGCGCCCGGCTGCATGCGTTTTACTTTTTCAACTCTAACTCCTGCAGTTTCTGCAAAGTTTTGCCATTGATAGATTTCTTGCTGGCCAGTTCTTACGTTATAGCCATCATAATATTCCCATTCAATACCGAGATTGTCACACGACTTTGCAGTATCTGCTGCGTAACGTTTTGACATCTCGGTGTCAATTCTCACAATATAGGTCTTTTCAACCTTCATATCAATAATCCCTTTATCAGTTTGTTGTTCATTAACATATTAGACTGGCCTCTTGTTAATTTGTAAAGAGGAGCCGTCATGTCTTTAAATGGCAGATTATCTAATCTTTCCTTTATATAAGGTGCAAAGTAATGTGGATTTGTTCCATCCTTTGCCATTGGCTGCCAGTTAGCTTTATACTTAGAAGCTAGTACCCATTGATCTTTAAATATCGGATCAACATGAAATAGATGATCAAATATACAATGAAACCAAAGATACACATCTGGCTTTTGTCTACCGTTGTCCCAATATTTATTGACTTCATCACAGAAGGTTTTAACTATATGGTTATCTTTATCACCTACGAGAAACCAACTGCATATCATATTGGCTGGTGTAGGATCTGAGAAGGCCCAGAATCCTTGTTTAACATACATATGCAGCCATTCCTTCAACGGCCTATTACATAAAACGGTAGCATCTGACCAGATACCACCGTGCTCTTTAAGTAAATTAATTCTTATAATATCAGATCTTGCTGCTAGCGATTTTGGTTGGGCGATTGGATAATCAATATAATCTTTTAAATTTTCATTATTCAATTCAACCACTTCATAATCAGGATTCCATTTCTTCCAACTCTTTAAACATTCTTGAGTAATTGCTGGTGAGTTTTCAAACCCGTCGTGCCAGTACATCCAGATAGTTTTATTCATATCCGAATACCTCCAAATCTGTTTTGATCAAAGGAAGAAGTTGATTTTTTATTCCTTGATCGATTTCGTAATTTTTCTTTTCTGTTTTATTTACATGCGGAAATTTTACTTCTACCCCGAATACCTCTGTTAGTCTCTTTTCAGCTTTATCTATTTCTTCTAATTTGAATACGTCATCAACGGCAAGCTTACCTTCTTCATTGAATACAAATTTCCATTGGGGAGTGTTGTGAGGCCTAAGATTGTTGCTTAGGTTATTATCTGCGAAACGCTTTTGCATTTCTATTTGATCCTGGAATGAGTGATTTGTCATGCGCAAATGCTTTCTTTTCCAATGAACCTCGGATACAAATCGATGCCAAGGATTTCTTACAAAAGCAAACTTATAATTTGAGTTTAAAAAATCGTTTACTTGATATCTTCTGCAATCCCATACACTCAGATGCTGAGTTTCTGAATGTTGAAGTCCACGTACATAATTACCAAAATGATACTTACTTCCTACTTCCCTACCAAGAGATCCAAACACATTTTCCATATTAGGATATAGTCCATCTAGATTAAAGAAGTATTGCTCTATAGAAGAACCACCACACTTAGGTATATGAATGAAATAAGAATTAAATTTAGGTATGTACATTATATAGCCTCATCATATTAAAAAAGGGGCCGCAGCCCCTTTATTTATTCAACTTTTATAGAACTTATCTGTTCTTAATCTTCTCAATTTGCATCATGCAATTCTTTGCTTCGTCGTAATAACCTAGTGAAGCAAGGTGTGATGCTGCTCTTGCATATCCTGCTACTTCGCAGAAATTACTAAAGCCTGTCCAAAATCCTTGTAGTGGCGCGAAAGTGTATTTCATTACTAGTGTGGTCATTATACCCAACCTTTTAAGTTCTCGTTTGATTCTGCAACTCTTTTGAAACTTACATCATCGTGTGCAATGCTCCAAATGTCGCCACGGCAGATACCAATGTCGTTTAGTTCACGATCACTCAGTTTTGATAGTTCTTTGATTGTTGCGTTGATTCTTGATCTGTTTTCAAGTTTTCTGTTGAGGTCGCGGAAGAATTCTACTACTCCGCCAAAGTTTAGCCATTCACTGGCTGCAATAACATATTGTGTCATTTTGTTTTTCCTATATATATGTGTATGTGATCCGGCTCTAAGCGACCGCTTAGCTTTAGCCCTTTTACAAATATATTTATTAGGAAAATTGGTAAATAAGCCTTACCATTTCGGAATAGCTGTGTTGACAGATTGTCAATAGTGACAAATTGTCTTATGGAGTAGGATTATCTACTAGTATAACATCAAAAGAAGATGAAATAATTGAACCAGTGTCACCCGTTCCTCTCACTTCAATATCAGTTTTTTCCGGAAAACGCAAGGGAATTGAATAATTCTGAGTAGTATATCCACCTACGATATCAACAATATCCTTTGTTCTAAAAGGTGCACCACTATCTTGTTCTCTTGCTAGTAAAGTCACTGTCACAGCATTATTCATTGGTGCTACACCGATGTTCCAAGTAGTGAGATAACCAGTTTTTCCAGCTGGTATTGTATAAAGTGCAAGTTGAGTTTGACCCAAACCAGTAGTTGTTCCTGTACCAATAACGCCAATATCAGCAAGAACTGTACCACCTCCAGCCGCGGCGGTGGATATAAGAACATTACCATCATTTG